ACTCGCTGCGTTCGGCTTCATCAGCTTCGCCTGGCGCCAATGACTCGTCGCGAAGCTTCAGGAAGGCAGCAACAGCCTCGCTGTCCGGCTTGGTGGGGGCGGATGCCAGCACCGCGCGGCCTTTTTCGCCGATTTGCAGGTTTAGCCTATGTGCGTACACGTGCCCATCAGACTCACCGTATATAGCGCGCCACGCATCCAATTCGTCGGGGTATCCCGGAATCCTCACCGCCACGAATTCAGTGGCATCGGGATGCAATAGCACGTCGCCATGCCTGATCGGCTGGCCCAGGAAGTCGGGCCATGGCGCCATTGGCGCATCACCCACCCCGGCCGGCTTGCTGGTCAGGGCTTGGATGGCGTCGGCGGCTCGCTTGAATAGTCTCGCTTCATACTCCATCCCACCTTTGGATGTGGATCGAGTCTGAGATTCAGCTTGCAAAAGCTCGACGATCAAATTCTTGTGCTCACTGTTCATTGCTGGGTTCCTTGTGCTTGGACGTCACCGGGTCGATCACGGAGCCGACGTTGAACATTGCCCCGCATCGTTCGCACTTCGCGTCAACATGTCTGTGACTACGACCAATGCCGTCGTGGTAGGGATCACTGATCCGCCCTTGACTACCGTAGCGCATCGGCTTATGGCCAATCAGTGTGCAGATCAGGCTCACGACTGCCCCTCCTTGTGCTGGGCTTCTGGCTTGGGTGTGGGTTTGACCGTGCCGCACTGCCGGCAAACGGTAATCAGGCCCTCGGTGGTGGTCTTTTGTACCCACCAGTGATCGCAGTAAGTCATTTCGATCCCTCGCTCTTTGCCACTGTGACGATGACTTCTAGGCCAAGGGATTTGGCCAAGCTCTCGACACATTCAATGGCGATGGCTTGACGCCCGGTTTCCATGTTCGCCAGCGATGCGCGGGAAACACCGATCACTTTCGCGGCCTGGGCTTGTGTCATCCCGGATATAGTGCGTAGCTCCAACAGCACGCCACGCAGGCTGCGTCGCTCCCTGACGGCTTTGGGAGTGATCGCCGATCGCGCCGCCGCAGAGATATCGGCCTTCATGACCCCTCCTTGTGCTGGGCGGTGAGGGCTGCGAGAACCGGGTAATCGCTGTCCTCAAAGATTTCTTGCAAAGTTTCAAGGAAATATGAGGGCGCATCCTGATAGAGAACGTCTATGTAGCCGCCCTCGACAGTGTCGTGGTGGCCCTTGGAATATGCGGACGTGTATAGGCGGCTCATCTCGGCCAACGCCGCATCCCGCTCCACCGCAGCCTCTACGGGCGGGGTGGATTCGATGTAGGCGGCGGCGCTTTCAACACGCTCCGCCAAGCTTGGCGCGCCATGCTTTGCAAGCCACGCCGCAATAGGCTTTAGCGATTCAACAAGCTCCGTCCGCTCAGTGTCAGTGGTCATGGCTGGTTTCCCCTAGCCTGCTGAAGATAGAACTCTGCCCAGTCGTCCGAGGTCTTGGCCTCGCTGTAGGACTGAGGCCCGTCAGCAATGCGCTCACAAGCTGAATTGAACGCCGAATACAGCGCGGCTACTTCGTTTCGAGCCGCGATAGACTTGTCCATCGAATCGTCTGCCCACTCGGCGTCAGTTTGGTGCCGGCGGGCCTTGGCGCGCCCAGCGTCGTCTTCCATCACTGAGATAACTTCTTGCTTATTCATGGCTGTCCTCGCTGGTCGGGGATGGGGCGGCGGCTAAGTCCATAACTCGGCGCGCAGCCAGAACGTTCGCGGTCTTTTGCGCATTGATCAGCGTGAAACTAGCCAATCGCCTCGCGTCCGCCCCCTGGATCAGGACCATCCCATCCGGCACCTGCACGTTCATGGCGATGGCTTGGCGGGCGTAGTCACGCATCTGCCGCGCATCAAAATGAGGCTCGTTACGGTTATAAGAGTTCTGAGCGCTTCCGGCAGCAAAACCTTGTCGCTCATTTCTCGTCTCCCAGGGCGGCGCGGAGTTCGTTATGTGCCCAGCCATAAGCAGAACAAGCGTCATCAGAGAACATCACCGAACCGGACATCTCATCGAGCTTTTCAACAAATGCCTCAACACGCCCAATCACAGCGGCTTGGCGGCCGATGGTGTCGGCGGCTTCGGTCAGCAGAAGTGCTAGCTCTTCTGAATTCCACTCATCGAGCAGGCCCTCGGCCTGGTTTCGCAAACGCCCGGGTAAATCAGACATCACCCTTCTCCTTGCTTGCAGTGAGGTCGTAGAGGGGCTTGGCTACATGACGAACACCGTGTTTGTCCGTGACGCCATCGCCATCCGAATAGAGCTCGGCACCCCATGCAACAGTCCCTTCAATCTCGGGCTGTAGATGCTCGGGGCAGGACGTCCGAGTTACACCTTTGAAGGTGATGATGTGCGGAACAAGCCACGCAACCGGCTCACCGAGAATGATCGGCAGGGCGGCTTCGAGAGCGGCGCGCATTGCCAAGCTCGTGTTGTACTGGGCGCCTGTTTCTTTCAGGATCGCTTCTAGTGCCGCCTCAACCGCGCTGTCAGGTATTTCAAAGCGCTTGGTCATGCTCCCTCCAAAATCATTCGTGGGTCGATGTCCCAACCAGCCTCGCGCGCGCCACGCAAGCGCAGCTCGTTGGCGTCGAATTCGTCCAACTGCAAATAGGCGATGACGCCCTCGATGTGGTGTGGGCAGAGCGGGCGCTCGGTGCGTTGAAACACGCGCCAGACACTGAATGGCTGACAGTCCCAGGTGGTTGCCAGATCGTTGAGGCGCTTGCCGGCCTCGTGCAGGTGCCGCCGGATCAGCTCGCGTGCCGTGATGTGCTTGGGCGCTGCTTGGCGCAATGTCGCAATGGGGATCATCGTGCTATCGCCTCAAGCCTCTCGGCTTCTTGTAGGTAGTGCGCATATCGCGCTTCGTCATTCGGGAACTGCTTGCGGGATGTCTCGGCCGCTTGGCGCCACAGGTGAGCCATGCGGGCTGGGTCGTCTCGGAAGACATCCAATTGCGTGGTGTCTGATCGCATGGGCTGGGTCCGTTAGGCGGCCAGTGGTGCTGCAAGCTGCTGGCGAAACTGATCGACCAACCCAGCGAACTCGCGTAGGTCCACCTCCATCGATTCGATGAACGCGTCGTCGCGATCGAAAACCTTCCACCAAAGATGGCGGTTGCAGTGAACGAGGGCAGGGCAGTACAGGCCGACGTGCCAGTGCTTACGGCCGGTGATCCACATACAGCCTTGGACCTGCTCGATCACGTCGCTTGCGTCGTTGTCAATGTGAAACGCGCGCAGCTTCTCAGGTGCGATGAAGCACTTGTATTCCGACCCACTGTCCTCGCCGATCAGGCCGTCGGCAGAGGCGCCGAACACACCGTCATCCGTGGTCACGAAGCCGGCGCGCTGAACGATAAGGCCCGACTGCACCTCGTGTTCAGCACGCGCCAGCGGCTCCAACTCGTGACCGCGGCGCATGGCGAAGGTCTCGAATCCTTCGTCCAGCGGCTCACCGTTGATGCGTTCGACGGCCAAACGGAAGGCGTAATTCTTCGCCGCCTCGGACAGCTCGCCCTTGTTCGGGCCACTCTTGAGCCGCTGGCGGGCTGTCGCAAACATGCTGGCGGTGATCACGCCGGCCCTGGCGCGGTGCCACGCCTCGCTGCCCTGCTCGCATTGGATGACGATCATCCCGCCACCTCGGCATCAGCCTGGGCTGCCTTCTGCTTCAGGCCCTCGTGCGCAGCCCCGCCGATCATCTTTCGCTGGTCGGCTGTCAGCCCCTGCCACGACTGTGCGTAGGCCTCGGTGCCGGCCGTGGCGATGTCCTGCAGGCTCGCGTAGAGAGCGTCACGCTCCGGGGAATCCTCGGGCGGCGCAACCTGTCGGGAGACGACGGTGGCGCGCGCAGGCGTGCGGCCGACGATCTCGGCGACCACCTCCTCCGGCAGGTCCTCGATGTCCTGAGTGAAGATGTCCGACGCCGCCGTGGCGGTGATCACTGCGTCTACCTGGGCACGCTTCTTTGCCATCTTGAGGATGGTGTTGGCCACGTCCGCGGGGTTGGTTCGGACCTGCTGGACCTCTTTGCCGTCCCGATAGAACTTCACGCGGCGACGATTGTCAGGCGTGGCATCCCACTCCTTCGAGTGCACGGCTGCGCGCCAACTGTACTTTTCTTCGGCGCTGCTGCATTCGCCTACGCCAGCACCCACAAAAGCACCGTTCGCGGACAGCAGGTTAACAACCACGCGATACGCGATCTCGCCACCGATCGATAGGTCTTCGACCTCCGGTTTGGCAGCCAAGCGGAAGGTCGCCATCAGCTTCTCCGCGCCCGCTTTCCACAAGCTCTTTCCGTTGGTGCCGGGAATCTTGCCGTAGTGGGTTCCCTCCTGCATGACCTCCATCATCACGTCCTTGATCAGGTTGACCTGGGCGCGGATGTCAGCTGCAGTTAGTGAGCGAGAGCCGTATGTATCGACGGCGGGCTGAAACTGGACGACTGCGTTCATTGAATCTCCAAGCCGGCATCCCGGCGTGTGTGAATGAGTGCCGGCACAGGCGCCGCCGGCTGGCGTGGAATGGGTGGGAGGGCCGGTGCTGATCTCCGGCTTGGGGTGCGGGCAATCGCTCTGCGGTCACTGTGTAAGTGCCTACCTACCGCTTCTGCTCAATCTCGCCCTACCGCACGCGGGCATCTCGCGTGTCACATCAGCCTGCGCATTCCTCCCGTAGCTCGTTACAACTTCTGGATGCCGGCCTTGATGTAGGGCCGCTCCCGCTTCCAAGCCTCGGCCGCTTTCTTCGTCTGGAAGTACTGGCGCAGGCGCTTGCCTGAGTAGTAGCCCGTGTAGCGAATGACGTACCTGTTCATGGCTGGTCCTCGTTGTCGTCGCCTACCATCACCGCAATACCCTCCACGGCCTCGTGGTCGGCGAGCGGGTCGGGCTGGGGAAGGGGCGGGATGCCAATCTGCATCGCGGCTATGAAGGGGTCGGGGTGGGTCATGCGGGCTCCGCCTCGGTCACCCGATTGGCGAGGTATTGGAACAATTCTTCTGCGTCTCTAAAGACCTCGTACGCTTCAGCCTCCGAGGCCAACTCGGTAAAGCGCCAATCTCCGTCATGGTTGTAGTCCCAGCCAACCTGATAGCTGGTGGTCGCGCCGCTATCGTTCCTGTGAGTCTTGAAGAAGCTGACGTAAGAATGGCCTGGCAAGTTCGGTTGATCCCACATACCCTTGTTAGTGTCGAATCGCTCAAACAGGGGATGAGACGGGTAGACGAAGGCGTAGACCGCCCAGCGGTGAAGTCCTTCTTGGTCGTAACAGCCACCCTCCTGAATTGCTTCAACTTGGTGTCGCGACACCTGTACTGAGAACGCTTTGTGCTGACGATTCCAGATGTCCTTGCGAGTCCACTCACTCATTTCCCTTCCTTTGCGATGTAGTTTTGCGGCTGTTGGTGTGTGACCCCGTCGCGCTGAATCTCGATCAGGCGATGCGGCACGGCGTAGCAGGCGAGGGCGAAGGTCAGCACCCAGGCGACCTGGGTGAGGCGGCGGAGGGTCATGAGTGTTCCGCCTCCAGTTCCTTGATCTCGTCTTTCAGTTCATCGACTCGATCGCGGAGCCGTTCCGCTTCCTGCTTGAACTCATCACGCTCATCCTCCGCATCAGCCAAATCGCCTACGCAGCTGCATAAGGCGTCGCGGAGCTTGATCGTTCCCTTCTCTTTGATCGCCTCTATCAGCGCCGCGAATTCGCTGGCGAACAGATCGCGCTCAGCCTTCGTTTCCATGAGGTCCATCCACCTGTCAAGGAAGGAATTGGCCAAGGCATCAACAGCCGGGCAGGTCTCGTCGCAGTAGTCTCGGGAACGGCGGAAGTGTCTCGTCACAGCACTGCGCTCCAAAGCAGAACGCCGGCCACGATCCCAAGGCAGAAGAAGACGGCCCCGTTCGCCCAGTACTCGGCGCGGGTGTATTCGGTGGGCTGGGTGCTCATGCGGCACCGCCGGTGGCTTTGGCGATTACTCGCTTGGCGTTCCTTACATCGCCAGCTGTCAGGGTCTTCCCATTGCTTTCGAAAACAACCACGTCGTCTTCCAGATCATGAAATGCCGGAAACACAGACAATGGCCTCAATGCCTCGATCAGCTCGACCACGGTGGCGTTCACTGCTTCCATCTGCTCGGCGGCCGTAGTAAGGCCTGCTTCTTCACGCAGGTAATAAGCGCAGTTTGCGATTGCGGCCTCCACTCCAATCGCCAGCACATCGACAGGGGCGCTCACGACATCACCCCCGCCTGCTCGACTACCTGACGGCGCAGCGACTCGCACTTGCACAGCGCTTCGCGCAGCGGGAAGTTATAGGCGTTGGCGAAACCGTTGGTGCTGGCGATGTAGGCCAGGGCAGGAGCCAGCTCGGCCATGATGTTCACCAGCTCGGCAATGTCGTCCGAGTCCATGGCCAGGGCCACGTCCAGGCACGCGTCCTGGAACGCCTCGTCACTGATCTCAGCGTTGGGCTCTGACTGGTGGTCGTAGTGGGCCGCGGCCGATGACAGCTGGCGGGCGTAGCGGTGGTGATCCATAACCCCGTTCCTTGCGGATGGCCCGGGTGGGCCGACGGGGATAGACTACAGAATCCTGTAGGTCCGAGTCAACAGAATCCTGTAAATTTGTAGATCAGTATTTCCTATCGTAAATTCCCTTGCGATAGGTTCAGCGTTCGAACGCTTGCTTGTTACGGCGGTCCAGGCTCTTCAGGTGGCAATGAATGCCTGTACGCCTTTGATGCCATGTCCTCCAAACTCGAAAGACAGGCGCTCGACTCTTGTTGCTCAAGGCGATGGAGCCGAGTGTTCTGTTCTATCGAACTCAGGAGGTTGATGAGTTCCTGCGTCGTGGCCTCACGGCTAGAGCCCGACGCCTTGTCCGGCTTGAACAGGATAAGTACCAACAGAACCAGAACTGAGATTTCAAAAGCTGTCATCTCGCCTCCTAGGTTCAAGAGCCCCACTCTCATAGAGCTTGTTGTGCAGGTGCTCGATCTGCTTTTGCAGCTTGTCGAGCTTGGTCTGAGCATCGCGCAGAGACCCTATGCAATATCCGAAAGCGCCACAAACAACCACAGGGAAGATCGAGGCAAACCAAGCGGTCACGGTCAACCTCCGCAGCGGAAATCGGCCATCTTCGACTGGATCAAGGCAATGTTCCTGTTGCCTCTAGTCCTCATCTCAGCGGCCTGGAACTGGTTGAGCCCCATGGCGCCAGTGGAGTCATTAAGGGACTGCATTCTGGCTGCTTCAACCCTCAGGTTTCGACAGGTCTCACTTCGCTCAGCGTCCGTCGAAGGCACCGGTACACCGGAGAGCCACGATTCGTACTGTGCCTGCATCTGTTTCAGATCGGGGCCCTGCTGTGAGGTGGCGCAGGCAGTAAGTGTCAGCGCGCAGCCCGTAATTGCCATGGTGAGTAAACGCATCAGGATTCCTTTCGTAATTGAGCTTTACATCGCAGGTAAGCAGTCTTCCAGGCTGCATCCGAACTCGGCGGCTTCAACGAAGCCTTGCATCCGGCTGTGCAGGTCATCTAGCTGGGGCGTACTGAGGTCTGACAGGTACGGCACACCCTTGGTCTGCAGGAAGTGGGTGATCGCCGAATGCCAGTTGTGTCGATCAGCAATGTGGATGATGGCGGTCATCTTGCGGCCCCGTGGAGAGACATCCACACCCGGGTAATCAATGCTTGAGTCCGGAGTTGGCGGCATCGACGCCGCAAGTTCCAGGGCCAACGACTTCAGTGCAACCGGGTCTAACGCCATGCCTACATCTCCTTTGAAAGCTCCGACAAAATCTCGGCCATAGCTTCACGCGGAGAGCCTTCGGCCTTCTTTACGGCCTTGGCGGCGATCTTGATCATGGCCCAAGAGGGCCGTTGCAAGCGCTTGTCCTCTGGCCTGGCATCCGCCAGGAGATACAGCAGCTCGACCCCCTGAGACATTGTTTCGTCGTCCAGTCGCTCAGTCTGAGACCGGAACTCAGCCGGAAGCCGCTCGCCCCGTCCCGTCTCCAGCCACCGAGCGTGTACGCCCAGCACCGAAGCGATGACGTTGATTTTGGTCGTCGTCTGCATGCCCCCGCGCTCCAGCTCGGCCAGGGTGCTGTAGCCAACCCCACTCAGCTTGGACAGTTCGGTACGGGAAATCCCTTGAGATTCCCGCTCTTTCTTGACTCTGGCGCCGACGGTTTCCATGGCGGGATGGTCACAGAACGCTGTAACAGGATGCTGTTGACTGGCGCTACAGGATTCTGTAGATTCACTGCCCATGGACTGGAAAACACACATTCGTTCGCTCTTGGATGCCGGTGCATCCGTGAATGACCTGGCCGAACGGATGGGGGTTTCCCCTAACGCGGTCCGCGAGATCATGGCTGGCCGCACTAAGTCCCCCAACGCCGATGCCGCGCTCAAGCTCTCGAAGCTCAAGCCGCGGTACTTCGAGGCGCGCGCCGCCAAGAAGAAGGCGGCCGCCTGATGCACGCCTCACTTGCCCACCTGTCGGTAGTGGCACTGCCCATCAATCCAGCGGATCGCGAACCAGCGGTCGCAGATACGCACGAGCGTAACGACGTTCGGCGCGGTTTCTTCTCGTAACGCATTCATCGGCTCGGTCCTCCGGGGTCGGGCTTTTATTTCGCCCGAAAGGCTTTGGCAACAGTAGGCAACTCATGGCAACCGACGGAAACCAAAAGGAATTGAGGCTGGCATTCGGCGTTCATCACGGACCGACCGACGCGCCGGCAAAGATCGTGCGACAGCTGGAATCGCAGGCTCAGGCGCTGGAAGTTGCCATCGCTGCCAGTGGCTACAAGCTCGATTACATCGCGATGCGGATAGGCAAGACGAAGTCCTACCTATCGCGACTTCAGAACGGCCGCCGGCCGATTCCCCGGAAGCTGGTCAGCCCCCTGTGTGCGGCGACCGGATCCAACCTCCTGCGCCAGTACATCGACTTCCAAGCGGCTCTTGAAGGCAGCTGCGCAGTCATGCGCCTGGCCGAACAAATGAGGCTCGCCGCATGAACCTGACCCAGAAAGCCATCCAGGAATCCCTGCGCAACTGGACGAACCAGCAGCCCGGCGCGACCCCGATCCAGCGCGGGTTCGAGTACCGGGCCAAGCGTGAGGCACAGGAATGGTCCCGGCGGTGGACGCGCCCGATGCCGGACCCGACCGGGCCAAGGGTGGCGTGATGCGAAAGACCAGATTACGTCGCGGCATTGGCAGCAAGGTCAGCCCCATGAAGCCGAACCCATTTGACCAGTGCCTTGCAGCCCTGGAAGCAGAACCGATGAGCTACGCAGAGCGCGTGGCCTACGAATCACAACTGGCAGCTGTGCGCGCTGAGGATGAGCGCCGCCGGCTTCCGACACCTCAGCTGGAGCTGAAGGCGGCGTAATGGCAAACCAGTGGTTCCGACTCTATGCCGAGTTCTCATCGGACCCCAAGGTCCAGATGATGTCGGAAGCGATGCAGCGACGCTTGGTGATGTTGTTCTGCATGCGTTGCAGTGACGTCACAGTGACGTTGAGTGACGAGGAGATCGCGTTTCAGTTGCGCATCAGCAGCGAGGAATTGGCGGAAACCAAGGCGCTGTTTGTGGCCAAGGGGTTCATCAATAACAGCTGGGAGATCGTCCACTGGGAGGAGCGCCAATTCGCCTCAGACTCAAGCACAGCAAGGACCAAGGCCTACCGTGACAGGAAGAAGTTGTCACATGTGACGTCACAAGAACAGGTATGTGACGCCCTAGAACAGAACAGAACAGAACAGAAGAGAGAAGAAAAGAAAGAGATTCCGCGCAAGCGCGCTCCTTCGAAAACCGCTCTGCCGGAAAACTTCGGGATCACCGAACGCGTCCGGGCATGGGCAGCCGAGAAGGGGCACAACCGGCTGGAGCAACATCTGGAGTCGTTCCGGGCCAAGGCCACGGCCAAGGGCTACACCTACGCCGACTGGGACGCCGCCTTCATGGAGGCCATCCGCGAGAACTGGGCGAAGTTGCCCACCGGTGCGGAAAACGTGATCCCGATGGAACAACGCCCCGGTGGCGGTAGGCGCGCCCTGTGAGCCAGAACCCCGTACATGCCGAGGAAGCTGTGCTGGCCGGCGTCATGGCGCGCAACGAGGCGTTCCACGACGTCTGTGCCTTCCTGACCGCCGAGCAGTTCACCAGCCCGTTGCGGCAGCGCCTGTGGTCGGTGATCCGTGACGCCATCCTGGCCGGCGAGCCAGCCGACGCGGTGACGCTGATGGACGCGCTGCCGGGTGACGCGATCGACGTCATGGACTTGGCAACCAACGCCATCACCGGGTCGTCAGTGCTGGTCTACGCCGAGCTGGTCCGCGAGAACTGGCGGATGCGCGAGGCCGCCGGTATCGGCCAGCGCCTACTGATGGGTGCCAAGGGCCGCGAGCCCGAGTCAGTGAACGAGGCGATCGCCGCGCTGCTGTCGCTCAACGCCGAGGTAACCGAGCACGAGTTCACCGGCAAGCAGATACTGAACATGGCCCACAAGATCACCGACGAGGCGTTTCGCAACGGCGGAAGGCTGCCGGGCATCACCACTGGCCTGCGCGAGCTCGACGCGATTCTGGGAGGCTGGCACAACTCGGACCTGACGATCGTGGGTGGCCGCCCGGCGATGGGCAAGACGGCCTTCATGCTGGGTCTGGCTGAGGCTGCCGCGGCATCGGGTAGGCGAGTGGGGATCATCAGCGCAGAACAGCCAGCCGCGCAGATCGGTCTGCGTCGTGCGGCCCTGGCGTCCAAGGTCTCGGCGACCGCGATGCGCGCCGGCACGCTGCAGGATGAGGACTGGTCGAAGCTCACCGCCGGTATCACGTCGGCAATCACGCGCCTGATGTGGATCTATGACCGGTCGGCGGTGACCCTGGACGAGCTGGTCGGCATCAGCCGCAAGTGGAAGCACGCCCACGGCATCGAAATTCTGTTCGTGGACTACGCCCAGCGCATCACCGTGCCGCGCGCCGATCGCATCACGGAAGTGTCCTTGGTGGCCCGTGGCCTGAAGAACTTGGCGCGTGACCTCCAGATTCCGGTTGTGTCCCTGGCCCAAGTGGTGAAGGGCGTGGACACCCGCACCGACAAGCGCCCGACGGCTGGCGATCTGGCCAACAGCGACGAGCTGACCCGCGAGGCAGACCAGATCCTGATGCTGTACCGGGACGATGTTTACAACCGCGACTCGCCGGATCCGGGCATCGCCGAGGTGCTGATCGAGAAGAACCGCCACGGACCGACCGGCTACAAGAAGTTCCGGTTCGTGCCTCACACGATGGCATTTGAGGACCTGAGCAACGGTCAGCGGGATGTGCAGGAGCTGGCGGCGTGAGCGCTGTCCAGCATTTCCAGCAGAACGACGCCGGTCGGGACTTTGTGGTCGGCGATATCCACGGCTGCTTCGACCGGCTTCGCTCGGCGATGGAGCGGGTAGGATTCGACAAGCATTGTGATCGCCTGTTCTCCGTCGGAGATCTAGTTGACCGTGGGCCGGCATCCATCGAAGCCATTGCATGGCTCGCCGAGCCGTGGTTCCACGCCGTGCGAGGCAACCACGAACAGATGGCGATCAACTTCGCCGACGGCCACAACCACGCATTCCATTATGAGCGTAACGGCGGGCGCTGGTTCATCGACCTGGCCGAATCTCAGCAGCAGGAAATCTCCAGAGCGTTCGAGCAGATGCCGCTGGCGTTAGACGTGTGGACCGATACCGGACTTGTCGGTGTAGTCCATGCAGAGCCAGTGCCATATGACTGGCGCGAGTTCTGCCGCCTCCTTGAGACGGGCGACACACGGGTACGCGACGTTGCCATGTGGAGCCGCGACCGAATCTCGCTACAGGAAGACTCGTTCGTTTCTAGCGTCGCCGTGGTCTACGTAGGCCACACGCCGATTAAGCAGCCCGTTACGCTAGGAAACGTCAGATACATCGATACCGGGTGCGTATTTGGCGGCCCTCTGACCTTGGCGTGCATCCAGCACTACCTGCTGCAGGAAGCCGCATGACCGCTTTCGTCCTCAACCCCGGCAACGCCCGCGACCGCATGGCCGCTGCCTGGAAGTTCGCCTGCCAGTTCCTGGAGCTGGGCCAGTCGGCCAAGGTGGAAATCAGCGAGGCCAAGCCGACCCGGACGCTGGAGCAGAACAGCCGGCTATGGGTGCTGCTGACGCTGGTGTCACGCCAGGTCGAATGGCCGGTCGATGGTCGCATGCAGCGCCTGTCGCCGGAGGATTGGAAGGAGCTGTTCACCGCGGCCTTGACCCGGCACCAGCGCGTCGCCCAGGGCATCGACGGCGGGTTCGTGATGCTTGGCTCCCGGACCAGCCGGATGAAGGTCGGGGAAATGATCGACCTGCAGACGCTGATCGAAGCATTCATGGCAGAGCGGGGCGTGTCGATGGTCGAGCCGCTACGGAGGGCTGCATGAAGTGCGCTCACTGCCGCTGCGCCAAGGCGGCCAACCGTTGGAACGTCCAGGCGTGCGCCGACGACCGAAAGAAGCGATCCAAGTACCTGTGCGACCCGTGCGATGTGACGCTCAATCGACTCGTTCTGGAGTACTTCGGCGATCCGCAGGCCGGCGAGAAACTTCGCAAGTACAAGGAGGCGGCGTGATCATCTCGAACGCTCTACGCAAGAGCGCCGGGCACCACGACGCCCGCTGCATGCTGAACATCGCGGGGGTCTGCCCGGACCACACCGAGTCCAAGATGGCCGGCAACATGCTGTGCCACGTCCGACTGATCGGCGAGGTGGGCGGTGGGCAGAAGCCGGACGACATCAGCGCGTGCTTTGGCTGCGGGCCCTGCCACACGGTGTTCGACAGCAACGGCACGACCAAGACCCTCACCGAAGCCGACTGGATGTTCTACGCCCTGCGCGGCGTCACCCGGACCCTGCGCTGGTGGTACGACCACGGGTTCCTTTCGATAAAAGGAGTGAAGCCATGAACCTTCCCGCATCGCCCGCGTGCGCGTTTGACGAGCTTCCCATTTCTGAGTACTGGGATGGGCCGGTCTGGAATGCCTTTGGTCTGACATACGCGGCCTACGCCGTATTCCCGCGTCGCGTCTTGCAGTCCATGCCGCTCGAATGGCAGCAAAAATTCGTGGCGCTGATTGATGAGCTGGATGAAACATTCCCCCAGCACGTGTCCGGCGAGTACACCGTGCTAGCGAAGAAGAACGGGAAGTTCGTGAAAGATCCCATGCGCGACTACAGGCACGCCGGGCCGATCAGCACGCAGGAGGCTGGGGTATGAGCCAGATTCCCGAGGGCTACGAGCTGATCGAGTCCGACTGGCTGCGCGTCCTGACGAGCTTCATCGGCCCTGGCGCGATGGCGTACATGCGGATGCAGTACGACAAGGTCGAGCCCGACCCCATCCAGCGCGGCAACGAGGATTTGGTGCCGTGATCGCCGTCCTCTTTGCCCGCCAGGACAGCGTCTACAAAACCATCCCTGGCTGCGACGTGTTCGACATTGACCGCGATGCCCGCAACTATGCCGGTGGCATGCCGGTGGTAGCGCATCCGCCGTGCCGCACGTGGGGCCGGCTGCGCCAGTTTGCCAAGGGGCGGCCTGACGAGAAGGCGTTAGGGCCGTGGGCGGTCGATCAAGTCAGGACTTGGGGCGGCGTGTTGGAACACCCTGCTGAAAGCTCCCTGTTCAACCATTGCCACATGCCTCATCCGGGCGAGTTCCCCGATGCGTGGGGTGGCTGGACGCTAGCGATCGAGCAGTTCCACTGGGGTCATCGCGCCGAGAAAGCGACGTGGCTCTACATCGTCGGTTGCGCCCCCAGTGACATCCCAGCAATCCCGCACCGACCGGGCAGGGCAACGCACTGCATCCGGCCGACCAAGAGCTATCCGCGCCTTCCGAGTGTGACCAAGGCCGAACGCGAGCACACCCCGCCAGCCCTGGCTGAGTGGCTGGTCGAACTGGCCAGACGTTGCGTCGTCAACCAGCAGCAGGAGGCCGCGTGATCGTGCTCCCCTGGCCGCCATCGGTGAACGGCTACTGGCGCAGCTTCCGTGGCCGCCAGATCATCAGCCGCGAGGGCAGAGTCTATCGTGAGACGGCGGTGGCGCTGGTGCGTGCAGGGCAGCACCTGGCCATTGGCCGTGCGCCGTGCAACGTCAGCATCGTGGCGTGGATGCCTGACGCACGACGCCGCGACGTGGACAACCTGCTCAAGGCGCCGCTCGATGCGCTGGCGCACGCCGGGCTGTACGACGACGACAGCCAGATCCAGATGTTGACCGTGCGCAAGGCGGCGATCGATCGCGCGAACCCGCGCATCGAAATCACGGTGGTGGCTGCATGAGCGCCGCCATGACCCGCCGCCACCGTAAACACTGTCAGGCCATGACGCTCAGCGACCTCACCGTCCTGATCCGCGAGCTGGAACCAACCGTGCGCGAAGCCTCGTCACTCCTGGAGTGCGCGAAGGCGGAACGCAAAGCGAAAGCTGCACCAACCAAACGAGGAATGGGCGATGGGCAATCTAGCGAAGTCCGTTGATACAGCAGACAGCGTCGGTATACAGGTCATGAGGCGCGCATCGTCCCGGCAATCGGAGCGAGAGGCCGCGCCGTTGGGGATAGCCGACCCTTTGAAGGACCTGACGCCCATCGCCACCGCCGCCGCCAACAGGATCAAGGCCAACCGATACGACCGCCAGGTAGGCAGCTACCTGTTCGGCGATCGGGATGGCCGCGTGTTCGTGTTGAGCGAGCAAAGCATCTGCGTCGGTCCGATGCTCAAGGACAGCCCCAGCTCGTTCGTCGGCCTGTACGCAGCGTCGACCCGAGACGGCAAGCGCCCCAAGTGCCCGAGCGCTGAGCAGATCTTCGAAGACCTCCGGCAGCACTTCGTGGACGTCGGGTTGGTTACCGATGCTCACCTGTACGCGGCAGTGCGTGGGGTGGAGGGGTGAGCGCGGTCATGCAGCGTTCGCTGCAGGCGAAGGAGGGTGATCGGCTGTTGGGACAGATCGAGCGGCAGCGCAGATATTTGATGGCCGCCTATAACGAATCGGCCACCGAGGTTGTCATCAACCGTGACGACGCGCGAAACATCTCTCATGTGATGACGGGATGGTTCCGTGACGGGGTGCCAAACCCTCAAGAAGTCGAGAGGAGAATTTTGTCCAGCGAGTGCTTCCTGTTTGGCATCCCGTTATGCGCCCCGGTTTGGCACACCGACGAACCGGTGGTCGTAGGCAAGAAGCGCGTTATCAGATTCAGTGATGTTCAGATCGAGCGCGCCATCGCCGGGCGCCAATACGTGGACGACCAGCCGGCTAGTGTCGAAGAACCCTGGCAGCCCGAGAGCGGTTTGCCACGTCGTGGCGGTCTAGCCGTGAGGCTAGGCGACACCTTTGGCCGTGTGATCGGGCGCTTCATTGGGGGTGGACGGTGACTGACGACAGGATCCCCGCAGCCGTTACTGAGAATGAGCGCTGGATCGTTAGGCACTCGGTTTGCGCGATCAAGGTTGAGCATGTGCAGACGGGCACGGATACGTCGCAGACGTACGTCGTGCTAACACCAATTGAGGGGAAGAGCGTCCGTTGGACTGACGTGGAATTTAGGAAGGTTGCTTGTCTCAAGTTGGACTGGATCAGGTGTGTTGAGCCTAACTTTGGCGTCCGCGAGAAAGTGGAGGCGCGGGAGAAGTGGGAGAAGGCCAATGCACGCGAGTTGTCTGAGTACAAGCGCCTGAAGGCCAAGTTCGGGACTGGATCCTGATGGCTGGCGGCCGCCCCTCAAAGTTCAAGCCTGAGTTCGTGTCACAGGCGCGAAAGCTGGCCGAGCATGGCCTGACCAACCGGGAGATTGCCGATTTCCTAGAGGTGGACATCGCCACGCTTTACCGCTGGCAGGGGGAGAAGGAAGGGTTTTGCGACGCCTTAAAGGCTGGCAAGGCTCCGGCCGATGATCGCGTGGAACGGTCCCTGTATCAGATGGCGGTGGGTTACGACCAGGACGCGGTGAAGATCTTCATGCCCGCGAACGCTGACAAGCCGGTTTACGCCAAGTACCTAGAGAAGGTGCAACCGAGCGCCGTCGCTGCCATCTTCTGGCTGAAGAACCGCCGCCCCGAGTTGTGGCGAGACAAGCCGGAAGGCTCGGACGATGACGGCCCGGCGCCGGCAGCAGTCACTGTCAACATCGTGAGCGGGCGGAAGAATGCCAACGCTTAACGAGCCACAGGCAGCGTTCTTGGCCCTGCCGCACAAGTTCCGTGCGTTCGTGGGCGGCTTCGGCTCGGGCAAGACCTGGGTTGGATCCGGGTCGCTGTGCCAGCACGCCTGGGAGCATCCGCGTATTCCTGCGGGCTACTTTGCGCCCAGCTATCCGCAGATCCGCGACATTTTCTATCCGACGATTGAGGAAGTGGCCTTTGACTGGGGCCTCAAGACCCAGATCGTCGAGTCCAACAAGGAAGTCCACCTGTATTCCGGCAAGGCTTACCGGAGCACGATCATCTGCCGTTCCATGGAGAAGCCCGCGTCGATCGTGGGCTTCAAGATCGGCAAGGCACTGGTCGATGAGATCGACACGCTGAAGAAGCGCAAGGCGCACGAGGCGTGGCGGAAGATCATTGCCCGTTTGCGCGTGAAGTCGCTGGGCCTGCAGAACGGCATCGATGTAACGACCACCCCAGAGGGGTTCAACTTCGTCTACGAGCAGTTCCACCAAGTGCCGAGCCAAAGTGCGGAGAAGGCTGCGCTTTACGGAATGGTTCGGGCTAGCACCTACGATAACGAGATCAACCTGCCCGAGGATTACATTTCCTCGCTGTTCGAGACGTATCCCGAGCAGCTGGTCCTGGCGTACATCGACGGCGAGTTCGTCAACCTGACCTCTGGGTCGGTGTACCCCGCATTCAATCGCAAGCTCAACAACACCGCTGCGACGATCCAGGAGGGCGAGGATCTGTATGTGGGCATGGACTTCAACGTCCTGAACATGACGGCCGAGGTCGGTGTTGTGCGCGATGGCGAGCCTATGGTTCTGGCCGAGCTGTCAGGCGTCCGTGACACCCCGGCCATGATTGATGCGTTGCGTGAGGAATGGCCCGAGCATCGCCTGATCGTGCATCCCGATGCCAGCGGGAAGAACACCCATACCAACAACGCCAGCGTGTCGGACCTAGGGCTGCTGCGGGCGGCCAAGAACATCACCGTCCGTGTGAACCCTTCCAACCCATCCATCCGCTCGCGAGTGGTCAGCGTCAACTCCATGCTGTGCAACGCCCGAGGCAAACGCCGTCTCAAGGTCAACGTGGCCAAGTGCCCCAAATTGGCCGAGGCGTTGGAAAAGCAGGCGTACGACGACAACGGAATGCCTGACAAGACCACAGGGTTCGACCATCCGCCGGATGCCTTGGGTTACTGGATCCACACCATGTTCCCCGCAGTGGCCAGCGCCCGCGAGCGTGCCCATCAACGCCCCGCAGTCATCAAACCGTTCACCAGGAACTGGCTTGAGACGCGCGACCCAGACAACGACCCCGCCAATCGGCGTAGGGAGATGCTATGACCCCGAATGACGACGTGCTGGTGTCGACGATCGACGCCGATGCACTGGCCGAGCAGCAGGCGACTGTGGAAGAACAGGCCCGGCTCGCCGAGGAAGCTGACTGTAGGAAGTGGCTCAAGGCCATCAAGGACGCCCGCGACTTCGACAAGGAGGCGCGCAAGGGCTACGCGATGGACCGGACCTACTGCCGCGGCCAGGCCAACACCGACGTGTTCGACGTCTACGTGAACATCGCCGGGACCTACGTCGACATTCTTACCGGGTTCCTCTACGCCCGCGACCCTGACGTGGACGTGCTGCCAGCAGCCTCCTGCGGTCCCTCACGATTGGAGCAGGCGCGTCAGCTCGGCAAGACGATGGAGATCGTGATCGCCAGCCTGTGGAAGAAGGGCAAGCTGAAGCTGGCGATGGATGACATGGTCCGCTCCGGCCTCTCGGTCGGCATCGGCTGGATCAAGGCGGCCTGGCACAACCGCACCGAGCGGGATCCGATGATCGAGCAGCAGATCTCGGACCTGCAAGACAACATCCAGCGCATCCAGCGCATGGAAGTGGACATGGCCAAGGGTGACGCGGTCGATCCGGATGCGCTGCGTGCGGAGTACGAGCAGCAGTTGCTTGGCCTCGAAAGCCAGGTCGAGACAGTCCTGTCCCGTGGCATGTTCATCGACTTCGTACGGGCCGAGGACATCCAGGTGTCGACTGAAGTGTCGAGCCTGAAGCACTACCTCAACTCGCCCTGGATCGCGCACCGGTCTTTCATCACGCTGGAGAAGGCCAAGGAGCAGTTCCCGGAAGCTGCGGATGACCTGGGCAGCGCAAGCCAGTATTTCCCGGTGAAGGCTGAGGACATGACCTCGCCGAGCAGCAACCCGCTTGAGCGTACGTCGGCCGATGACGCCGAGTCGTTCCGTTCCGGCACTGGCGCGGTGAACTCAACGGCTGCCCACTTGTGCGTGTGGGAGCTTTGGAACCGGGAAAGCAATGTCATCATCACGGTGGCCGAGGGGCTCAACAAGTATCTGCGAGCTCCTTACACGCCGGGGGAGGCGACAACCCGGTTCTACCCGTTCTTCCAGTTCGCCCCGATCTGGGTCGACGGTCAGCGTCATCCTCAGTCGCTCATCAGCCGGTCGCGTTCGCTGCTGGACGAGTACAACCGCATCCGCACGAACTATCGCGAGCACCGTAAGCGCGCCATTCCAAAGATGGGCTTCGACAACGGCGCAGTGGAGCCGGACGAGGCCAAGAAGATGGAAGCCGGCGCGACGGGCGAGATGGTTGGGCTGAACCTCAATGGGCAGGCATCGCAATCTGTCCTGTTCCCGATCCAGTACAACCAGATCGACGCAGCCCTCTACGACACGGGCGTGATCCGCGCCGAGTTGGAGATGATCTGGGGTATTCAAGAGGCGCTGTCCTCTAGCATCAACGTCGCCAAGACTGCGACGGAGGCCGAGATCGCCAGCCAGGGCACGGAAAGCCGCCTGGGCTACATCCGTGATGGGCTGGAAGGCATGTCGAGCGACCTGGCGCAGTACACGGCCGAGGTGTCGCTGCAGGAGCTTCCAGGAGAAGAGGCTGCGGTCATGGCTGGACCCGAGGCTTATTGGCCCCAGCAGCTTGGCCCTGAGAGCCTGCAATCCTTGGTCAACGTCGAGATCCGCGCTGGGTCCTCTGGCAAACCGAACACCTCTGCACGCATGCAGCAGTGGGTGCAGATGCTGCCGCAACTCGGCGAAGCAATCCCGGCGATCGGTCAGTTCCTCGGCTCCCAGCCACAGGAGGTCGGTCGCGCCCTGGCAGAGCTCGTCAAGGAGACCTTCGAACGCACAGGCGAGCGCATCGATCCGGAGCGATTCATTCCGGCCGCGCCTCCCGTGCAGCAGGTCGCGCCTGGGACGCCGATCGACCCAACCCAGCTGCCGCCCCGGGGCGTGATGCCCGAACAGATTCCGCAAGAACTACCGCCTCAACTCATGCCCGCCGCCTAAGAGACCACATATGGACCCGACTGAAGAAAACCTCACCACTGAGCAGCCCGTCGAGGCTGTTGAGGCCCCGGCCGCTGATGCGCCTGTAGCAGAGCTTGCCGCGCCCGAGGACCCGTTCCTCAAGGGCGTGGAGGAAGCGACTGCCGCGGAGGCTGTTGTCGATTCCGAAGCCCCCGTTGTTCCGGAGGGCGATCCGGCTGCCGAGCTGGCGCCAGAGGTAGACCCGAAGCCCGAAGGCCCCGCAGTAGAGGATCCCAAGCCTGACGACAAGCCAAAGGACGTGGAGGCCGAGATCAAGGAGCTTGGCATCACGAACGAGCGGACGCAGAAGCGTTTTCGCGAGCTGACCGAGCGTGCCGCCGAGGTCGAACCGCTGCGCACCCGTGCGGCCAAGGCCGAGGAATGGGAGCAGACAATTCAGTCCACCGGCACGAACCCGGAGCAATTCGGCGCGGCCCTGAACTACCTGCGCGCCGTGAACAGCGGCAGCCCTGATGCGATGGAACAGGCCTACGGCATCATGCAGAAGGAGCTGCAGTGGCTGGGCGAGAAGCTGGGAAAAGAGGCGCCAGGCTTTGACCCACTGTCCAAGCACGCCGACTTGCAGGCCAAGGTGGATTCGGGCGACCTGACGCGCGAGGTTGCCTCAGAGTTGGCTGCCCACCGCCAGCGTGGCGCCCTGGCCACCGAGCACAGCCAGACACAGACGCAGCGCCAGCAGCAGGAGGCCGATTACAACACTGGCATGCAGCAGGTTGTGTTGCTGGGCAACCGCCTGCGCACGTCAGATCCAGCGTTTGCACAGAAGATGCCGTTCTTGGCGCCGGCCGTGGAGCTGATCCAGAAGACGCTCCCGCCAGCTCAATGGGCGCAGGCAGTGCAAGATGCCTACACGCGCCTGCCAGCCATTGCCGCGCCTGCACCGGCACGTCCTGCCACGCCATCTCCGATCCGGGCCGCTGGCGCTCCCTCTATGCAGGCCAAGCCGAAGAACGACGTTGAAGCTTTCAGCATGGGCGTCGACCTGGCCCGGGCCAGGGGTGTGTAGCGGCTGGATTCCAACGTTGAACGAGCCCGCCACGCGCGGGCTTTTTCTTGTCTGCAATCTCCGTTGACACAGCGCCTCGCGCAGGCAATCTCATCCCATCGGCACCAGCCGACACCGCGTGTGACGTAAGCCGGGTTCGCCACCGGTAGCGCTGAAATGAGGATGTCGCGTCCCTCGAACGCGGAAAGACCCAAGGCCCCACGGCCTCTCTTTCCCTATTCGAGACACGACCATGCCCTTGACCACTGCACAGCTGCTGCGTGGCGCCAGCTACCAGCTGGAGTCCTACGCGACCAGCGATCCCATCGACCAGTTCACCAGCGACCGCCCCCTGGCGTCGTGGCTTATTGCCAACAAGTCCGAATCGGTGTTCGGCAACGGCATCTTCAACGAGAAGGTGCGCTACACCAACGATTCGAACTACCAGAACTACACCGGCGACGACCAGGTCACCTACAACCGCAAGGACACTGTCCGCAAAGCGCCGTTCCAGCACTACGAAGCGCACGACGGCTTCACGCTCAACGAAACCGAGCTCTCCAATAACGGCATCATCCTGACCGACGACCGCAATGCCGTCATGACGGACGCTGAGAAGATCCAGATCGTGGACATTCTCAAAGAGAATCGCGCCACGCTGAAGGACGGCTTCCAGGAAAACTGGGACGTTGAAGTCCATCTGGATGGTTCGACCAACACCAAGGCGGTCCCGGGCCTGGATGCGCTGATCAGCACCACGCCGGCCATCGGCACCATCGGCGGTATCGATGCGGCCGCGGCGACCTACTGGCGCAACTGGGCCAACATGGGGATCAACACCGGCACCGCCGGCACGCTGATTGCCGCCATGGAAGTGCTGTGGCGCCAGTGCACCACCTACGGCGGCATGCGCCCGGACTTCATCCCGGTGGGCTCGGCCTTCTATGACGCCTTCCAGAAGGACGCGCTGGCTGTCGTACAGCGTCAGATCCAGATGGGTGCCGGCGGCGGCATGGGCGGCGTCAACATTGACCCGTCGACCAAACAGCTGTCCTTCAAGGGCGTGCCGGTCGTGTGGGACCCGACCTTCGACAAGCTGGACGACCTGCTGGGTGCGATTACCTACCCGTGGAAGAAGCGCGCCTACTTCCTCAACAGCAAGACCATCAAGCTGCGCCCGGTCAAGGGCCGCTGGATGGTGCAGCGCACCCCGGCCCGCATGTACGACCGCTACACGCACTACTTCGCTGTGACCTCGGACTACGGTCTGACGATCAACAAGCGCAACGCCAACGCGGTCATGTCCATCGCCTGATCCACCACACGCCGGGAGCTGAGTGCTCCCGGCTAGGAGAACTGCAATGCCCAATCTCGCAACTATCCCCGTCCCGGCGACCGTCTCTGCCGGCGCTGCGGTGGCCCTCAACAAGACGCCGCTCCTGGGTGGCCAGGGCCGCGAAGGCAAACTGTCGCTGCCCAATGGCGGCCTCGGTACTGGTGTCGTCCAGATCCAGGGCGCACCGCGTCCGGTTGCTGGCGGCGTTCCGGCCAATGGCGACTACACCACGATCACCACGCTCAATAGTTCGTCGGCGCCGATGGTGGAAATCGCAGACCTGCCGGATTTCATTCGCGCCAACGTGACCACCGCTCCGCCGGCAGCCACCAGCCTGATTTTGGAGGGCGTCCAGTGAGCACCACGACCCTGAAGCAGATCACCGTGCTGATCGATCGCGACGCGAGCACGACCATCCCGGCCACCATCTTCGAATACGAACTGCCTGTGCTGGAGCAGATCTACAACGAAGAGCAGCTGACGACGAACGAGACCAAGTCGGTCAAGGTCGAGGACTTCGATGCCGAGAAGGCGTACGACGGCCTCAAGACCAAGTACCGCAGCTCGGAAGGCACCACTGCGCTTAAGACGATCTACCCGAACCTGGCGGCCTTCAAGAAGGCGATCCCGGTGGCCAAGAAGGGCGCCGCTGGCAACGACGACGAGGGCAGCGACGACGCGTCGCTGTCCGAAAAGACCGTGGCCAAGATCAAGGAAGCCTTGCCGGATCTGTCGGACGAAGAGATCGACCAGCTGGAATCGGACGAGAACGCCAAGGACTCGCCGCGTGCTGGCGTCCTGTCGGCGATCGAGGCCGAACGCGCGAGCCGCGAGGCGGAGTAAGTCCCCGCTTGGCGGCGGGACTGGCGGCCGGACGGGGCAACTCGCCCGGCCGTTTTTCTAGGAGGCGAGATGGCTGATCCCATCAATTACAACTGCGAGTGCGACGACGACTATCCGCGCGTCACGCTGCTGGACATGCGCAAGCGTCTGATGCGCCGGCTGGGCTTCGCAGTGCAGGCCAACAACCCGCCGCCTGGCATGGCCGACCTGCTCAACGACTTCATCCAGAACGCACAGGAGATGCTGTTTCGGCGGTATTCCTCGCTGCGCCGGGAGCGTTATTTCACCTGGAACATGCAGGCTGGCGTCAGGTTCTACGACTTGGACGCCAATGCTGACGCGTGCACCAAGCAGCTTGATCCGCTGATGATCTCGTGGGTAGGCGTTTCCCAGGGAGACGAGACCTGGCGTCCTCTGGTGAACGGCATCGATCCGGTGTTCTACACGTCAAACCTCACCGGAATCCCCGATCACTACGAGGTGCGGCAGTGCATCGAGGTATCGCCGCCGCCCGCTGACGACACGTGGCAACTGCGTATCAAGGGCCAGTTCGGCCTGATGCCGCTGGTGGCAGACACGGACTACACGACAGTCGAACCTGAGGCGATCTTCTTGCTGGCTCTGGCCAACGCCAAAGCGCACTACGGACAGCCAGACGCAGGCAACTACGCCCAGCAGCTCGCCGCCTACATCAGAGATCTGGTCCGCGGCTCTCACCAGACGAGTCGGTATCTGCCTGGCAAGGGCGACTACCGTAACGCGGTGCGGCCGGTGCCGGTTGGCGGCTGGCCGGAGTCGCCCTGATGCGTACCCAGGCACTATCCGCGGTCAAGGCAGGCATCACCAGGCTTCGCGACAAAGGCGGCGCGTCACCTGACAGCCTCTATGACCTGAAGAACGGATACGTCACCGCTGCGCGCACCATAAGAGCGCGGCCCGGCACGCGCATACATCGCACACTGCCGGCCGGCACCAAGGGGCTGGTCTACTTCCGGGGCGAGTTCGTGGTCTTTGCCAACGAACCCATGGTGACGACAGATCTTGGCTTTTCGGTTGAGGTGCTGAAACATCCCAGTGATTCAGCCGCAACGCTTCAGGAAATCCACTTCGCGGCCCCGTTCCTGGGTTACCTCTATGTCGCCGCCGAGTTCACCAATGGGGACGTCTTCCATTTCTGGCTCGAGAAAGGCGAGCCATGGCAGGCAGGCAAGACCTACTTGCCCGGAGCTATGGTTACGCCGACCACGCCCAACGGGCTTGCCTACCGACTGCAGAGCGGCACGGGTGCATACACCCCATGGGCCGCCAATGTTGCCCGAAACATGGGCGATGTCGTGGTGCCAACGACCGACAATGGCTACAAGTACACCGTTACGGAAACGACGGGCGACGGATCGCGCTCCGGGACGACTGAGCCGACGTGGCCTACGACGGCGGGCGAGACGGTTTATGAGGACGCAAACATCGAGAATCCGCTAGGCGGCAACGAGTCCACGACCGCCGCGCCGACTGTGCCGACGTCCGTCTCCGATCGCTACGGCACAGGGAATCAGGCGGGGACCACCTGATGGCCGTTCCTGTTTGGCAGCCAGGCACCCTTTACTCGCCTGGCGACATCGTCCAGCCCATCACCGCGCCTGCTCCGACGTCAGCACAAGCTGCGAACGGAGATTTCAGCGCGGGCGCGACGGGTTGGGATTTTACCGGCGGTGCCGCGTACGCCTCCACGGGAGGCTATTCGGGCAACGGGCCCTGCGTGCAGATGCCCGGCAGTGTGGCCGATGGCTTGGCGCTCAATCAAACCAAACTCGTCATTCCGACCTCAAGCAGTTCTTTTGAAGCAAGCGCCATGATTAACCAGGGCGCGGCCATTGCTGGCGCGACCAAGGGCTGGGTGGAAGTTCGCTGGTATGACGAGGACGACGGACTGCTTAGCAGCGTCCAAGGCAACATCATTGCTGACAGCAGTGGAGCGTTCTGGAAGAAGTCCACCGTTACTGCCACGCGCCCATCCGGGGCTGCATATGCACGCGCCGGCATCGGCCTCTTTTCCGTTGCCGACCACACACATCCAATCTTCGGCGACAGCCTGACAGTTAGCGGAACCTTCGCCGGACTCCCTGAGGGCTTGGTCTACAAGGCGGTGCAGGAAGCCTCGGGCTACTCGGCATCAACCGAGCCGGCCTGGCCGCCCATCCTGGGCCAGACAGTCATCGACAATGACGTTATCTGGGAAGCCGAGTCGTCGACGCGAGTCACTTGGGAGGCGTCACCCCTCTACGTGAGCGGTGCTGCCGAGCCTACATGGCCAACTGCAATCGATGGCTACGTGGTAGATGGCTCGATTAACTGGAAGGCGGTATCGCGCAGGGTTGAAGATGAGAATTGCCCGAACTCCAAGTTCGTGGTGATTGCCGCCTCCAAGGTCTACGCGCTGGATGACGACATTGCGCGCTACTGCGCAACCGTCAATCCGCTGGACTGGACCACAGAGAACGACGCCGGCTATATCCCCATCGGCTTGCAAAACTACGGATCGAACCCGTTCCAGGCAATGGGCCTGTACCGCGGCAACCTGATCCCGTTCAACGCGGAAGGCTTCCAGCTCTGGCAGGTCGATGAGGATCCGGCAAGCATCGCGTTTCTGGATGCGCTTCCGATGGGCAGCACTCAGCATCATGCTATTGCGCCAGTCTCCAACGACCTGTTCTTCCTGTCGTCGCAGGGCGTCCGCACCGTCGGCATTGCGGCTAGTTCGACCAACTTCCAAGCGGGTGACGTCGGCATGCCGATCGATCCATTGGTTAAGGACGTCATGGCCAATGCTGCAGCGAACGGCGTCACCCCCATCGGACTTTATTACCCCAGCGCAGGACAGTATTGGCTTGCGTTCTCCAAGTACGATGAAACGGGGCCATCCATCAGCGGCTCGGCGCCTGATGGCGATTTGATCGAGGTATACCCCGGCTACACCTACGCCGTTACACCTGGCAGCTCGCCAATCAAGCGTGTGTTTGTAAGCTACGGCGCACTGCCCTATGGGCTGACATTTGAAGACGGTGTGATTGAGCCTGGGTCGCCAACGATCGCGGGCACATACGCATTCAAAATTAGGGTTGAAGATGAGAACGGTCTAGCGGCGGTGCTGTCTGACTCAATTGATATCACGCTGCCCTGGTATGCGGTGGATGGCACAAACATTTCGTACATGGTGGGCTCTAAGAATGGGGCCGATTGGAATCACCCAAAGGCTACGACTCCGCCGGTGACCCTAACCGAATACAGGATCGCGATCTCGCACAACGGGAAGATCGTGCTAATGAATTTCCAGGGTAAAGGAGGTGTTACGTCAGACTCTGGAGCGACGTGGACTCCGATAGACCTATCGTCAGCTGACTCGTTGAAAACGGGCATCCACGACGGGACTTCTTTCATTATCGTGGGCAATGGAGGGTCTGTAATTTGGTCCGATGATGGAACCAGCTTCACGCAGGTGACTGTGTCGGCGACGGGCGATGACGGAACCCGAAATTTTGCCGGCGTTGCGGTGATCGGCAGTCGACTGGTTGCTGTCCAGTCGCATTACTCCATCAGCACTGATCACGGCCGGTCATGGTCAGCCATGTCTAACGCCACCTGGATCATCGGTAACGGGATCCAGATGCGGGCAGTCGCTTCCAGTGGCGTCCTGGCTCTCGCAGCTGGCGATGGCAACAGGATGGCCACTTCGCCAGACGGTGAGAACTGGTCAGAGGTAGCGTCGCCATTTGCAGGGTCATCGCCGATCACCGTGGTGAGTTACTCAGAACCTAATGGAACTCCGCTTTGGGTGCTGGGAAACGCGAGCGGACAGCTTGCCTACGGTCCGACCCCATCAAATATGGCGGTGGCGGCTTTCAATTTGGGTAGCGAAGTTTCCTCGTCGTGTGGAGCGTACGGCCGCGTCGTGATCGGCGGCACCGTGGGCCGCATGGCCGAAACGACCAATGGCAGAGACTGGAATCTGCTCGAAAACCCATCCACTTCCACGATCTCCGCAATCACGGTGTCTCGCTGATGGCCTCCCAGGTGTTCGTCTACAGCATGTCTCGGATCGGCTCGGTAGGGGCGTGGTCGCGATACGTGTTTCCGTTCGCGATAGATGACTGGGCCATCGCGGGCGACGTGCTCTACATCCGATCCGGTGATTACATCTATCGGATTGACGATGAAGCCGTTGGCGACGAAACCGCGCCCAGCGAGATCACGCTCTTCGATGGGGTAATTCAGTGGCCGTGGTTGGATTTTGGACAGCCAGGGGTCACCAAGATGGTCTACGGCGTCGATATGGTCGGGCAGGGCGATGTGAACCTGCAGATTGGATACGACCAGACAAATACGGGCGCCTTTACGGACCCCTACATCATCCCGGCTGACACCGTTCCAGGGACGGTGATCCCTATGCCGCTTTCGGCGCCATCGATGTCCGTCAAGCTGACATACGACGGCTCTGTCCAGTGGCAGTTCAACGCCATGACCGTCTACCTCAATGACAACCGGGGCATGTCGTGAGTCCGTTGAATCAACGCGGCCCACTGTCACGCTTTGACCCATGGTCGATGCCCGGCTCCCTTCAAATTGTGTCCCGGTCGAGCCGGATCATCTGGTGTACCTGTGTCACCAGATGCGCGAGGAAGAACGGGAGCAGTACACCGTGATGACTGGTCAGATCTATCACCCTGGGCAGGCAGCACGCCGTTTCATCAATGCTGCTGGAGACGCGCCGCGGCTTTGCTCAGTGACGGTCGTCGGTGCAGATGGCTATCCGGCTGTTGCAGGCGGCTACGAATACGTGTCTCCGGGCGTCTGGCAGAGCTGGATGCTGGGTACAGCACAAGGCTGGGCCGGTCATTGGCGCTCGATCACCAAGGCATCCCGCTGGGTGGCCGATCGTGCCTTCGATATCGGCGCTCATCGCTTGCAGATCCAATGCTTGACCAGTCGCCGCGCTGCGCTGACGTGGTTCGACAAGGCCTTGGGATTCAGCCCCGAAGGCGTGATGCGGGGATACGGGCCTGCCGGCCAAGACGTGGCGCTTTATGCGCGCCTGAGGGGTGACTGATGGGCTCTCCGAGCAACAAGGCGCAGACGCAAGCGGCCCAGAACCAAGCGTGGAGTCAGAGCCAGATCGACCGATCAGTCGGCGCGATCAATTCTGCCTATTCGAACCCGAGGCGCGAGGCCGACATCCAGGACTTCCTTGGCGCCTCTCGGGAGTACTACGGCAATGAACTGGGCCGCCAGAAGACGATCGCCGATCGGAGTACAAAATTCGCCCTGGCACGCAATGGACTTACAGGTGGGTCCGCGGCAATCGACGCCAACCGCCTGTTGGGTGAGAACTACCAGCAGGGTGTGCTGAACGCAGATCGCTTGGCTCAGGGTGCAGCCGCTGACCTGCGATCTGCCGATGAGCAGTCGCGCCTGAACCTGATTGCCCAAGCCCAGCAGGGCGCGGACATGACCACCAGCGCCAGCCAATCGGCATCGGCGCTCAGGAACAACCTCGCTTCGGGCAACGCCGGGGTGAAGGCCGATGCGCTTGGCGACGTGTTTTCCGGCCTGTCCAACATCTGGACCACCAGCCAGAACAACGCTGCGCAGAACCGCGGCTATCGCGACGTCTACAACCTGCTTTACACGCCCGGCTTCGGCTACGGGGGAAGCAAGTGACCAAGATCCGACCCGCCACCCGAGAGGACGTGCCGCGCATCGTCGAAATGGCCGAGCAGTTCTACGCGACAACCAGCTATCCCGGCTTTGCGCCACTGGCAAAAGAGTCGGCGGCAGGTTTGGCGATCGTCACGATGGATCATTTCCTGCTGCTAGTGGTGGAAGTGGAAGGTCGCGTGTGCGGCATGGTCAGCCTTTCCTTTGAGCCGTTCACCTTCAACGTCAACGTGACGGTCGCCAACGAGATCGCGTGGTGGATGGATCCTGAGGTTCGCGGCCTGGGCCTGGCTACTGAGTTGCTGCACGAGATGGAAGAGGCGTGCCGCGCCAAGGGCATCAACGTCATCCGCATGGCGCTGATGGCCAATAGCCCCGACAAGGCAAGAATCCTCTACGAGCGCATGGGCTATGTCCACACGGACAGCCACTTCATGAAGGTCCTCAGCTAATGGCCTACGCGACCTCAACCTACTTGGCGCTTGCCGCTGCCGCCGCTGCTGCCGGCGGCCAGTACTACAACACCCAGCAGACGGCCAAGCACCAGGATAACCAGCTTGCGGCTCAGCTCCGGCAGCAGCAGGCAAATCAGGACAAGGCCAATGCTCAGGTCAACCAGACGATCGCACAGCGCGCCGCATCGAACGACGATGGAGAACGCCAGACAACGCTGGATCAGTACCTGACGGCCACGCGTGCCAATCAAGGTGCGGCAACCGCTGGTCTGCAGCAGGCCGGCGCCACGTCGAACGCCTACAAGACCTCCGGCGCGGACGCATCACTGGGTATCGCCGACTACGGCTCCAAGATCGCCAATCTGATGAGTCGCATCGACGCGCCGAACCAACAGCGTCAGCGCGAGGCGCTGGAGAGTGCGCAACTCGGTTCCAATCTCGGCTTGCTCGGTCGGCAGGCGCAGGGGGACGATTTCCTGGCCCAGCTCAAGCTCCGCGGCATCACGCGCAACCCGTGGATCGATGCTGGCTCACAGCTGCTCGGAGGTGTCGCGGGTGGCCTGGCTAGCAGTGCTGGGACAACGGCGGCAACAGGCGCCTCTGGATGGGGCGCATTCGGGTCCAGCAGCCCTTACTGGGTGGGAGCAGCGTAATGGCAAGCGGATGGGGTGATCTCGGCGCGGCGCTTGCGGGTGGCGGCCAGGGCAGTACGCAGGCATACCAGAAGGGCAAGGAAAACGCGGCCCGCCTTGGCTTGTTGCTGGCTCAGGCTCAGAAGGAGACCGATGAGCGCGTTGCGCGCGATCAGCTGCAGACCTCAATCTCCGGTGCTGGGTATGCGCCCGAGCAGGCGAATCTGCTGGCGACTGCGCTGCGCGGCGGCTTTGACCCGACCAAGATCAGCGGCTATGCCGGCGACGTGCAGGAGCAGGGCTTCCGCGGCGCGTCGGTGGCCGATGCATTGGCTGGTAACTGGGGCGGTGCCAACGCGAACCTGATGGGCGTTGCCAACGGCCCCGTTGAGCTCGCTTCGGTACAGGGTCAGAACCTGATCAACAACCGGCTGCTGCCGGGTGGCGGGGGTATTTCAACGACCGAGCAGGGCCGTTCCGCGATCGCCACCGATGCGGCGCAAGCAGCGGCCTCGCGGGCTAGCGCGGCGAACTCCTACGCGTCTGCGGCTCGTACCCGTCAGAGCACCGGAAATGATGCGCTGCAATTCGCGCTTGAGCGGACAGGTCAGTGGAATCCTGGCGGGAAGCCATCCACAACCTCCGACGGAAAGCCGCTAAGCGCCCCAACGATCAACAAGCTAGCGAGCGACGCTGACAAGCTTGCAAACACCAATGCATTGATCAGCGCATTCCAAGGCGACTTCGCTGGCAACGGGACCGGCGGTGATCTTGAGAATCTCTTGGGCCGCATGGGTTGGCAGGGTGGGATGACTGGCGCTACTCCCGGACAAGCAGACTGGTGGCAGCGTTACGACCGCCAGAAGAATGTCGTGCGCAACGAGCTGTTCGGCGCCGCGCTGACTCCGGGGGAAGAAGCCGCCTTCGACAAGGCCGATATCAACCCCAACATGTCGGCGGAGACGATTCGCACCAACCTCGGCGTCCAGGCTCAGACGATTCAGCAGGCGCTCCAGCGGCAGGCACGTACATGGCAGGCGCAGGGCTACAACGCCAACGCGTTGCGCGAGGCTACGGGCTTGCAGGACTTCGGCAGTGGCAGCCTCAGTGACGCGCTGAAGGGCGGCGTTCCTTCGCGGCCGACGCCTGCTGCTGTAGCCGGACAGGCGCCGCGCGCGCAAGTAAGAACTGGCACCGCGAACGGCCGGCGGGTCGTTCAATATTCCGACGGGTCGACCGAATATGCCGATTGATCCCTCTCAGGTTGTCTGGGATGACGAGCAGACGCCACTTGAAATCACGATCCCTGGCGGAAAACGTGAAAGTCAGGTAGCAACTCCTATCGATCTGAGCCAGGTCAAATGGGACGATGAGCCCGCACCTGCAGCCAACAACTCCGACTTCGCCCGGATGATTACCGGCTCACCGGCGCCAGAACAGCCGCTCACCGCCTTGCAGGGTCTTGGCGCTGGCCTCCGTTCTGTTCTGCAGGGTGCCGGCGGGCTGGTCGGAGCACTCGGCGGCGATGCGGTGAACCGCTATCTCGTGCCAGGTGAGCAGCCCAGCTATCGCGATGCGGCATCCTCCCTAGCCGACACACTGGGCCTGTCCAAGCCGCAGACCAGCGGCGAGAGGATCATCGGTGACATCGGCGAGGCGCTGGCAGGGACGGGCCTGACGATGGGTGCAGGCGGTCTTGCGTCCGCTGCTGCAAAAGCTCCGGGCGCACTGGCCAGCCTTGGCGAGTTCCTGACCGCGCAGCCTGTGCTGCAGACCGTCAGCACGGCGACCGGCGCTGGAGCTGGGTCACTCGCTCGCGAGGGTGGCGCAGGAGCGGGCGGACAGCTCGCAGCTGCGTTGGCCGGTGGGCTGGCGCCAGGCGCTCTGGCGTCGCTTCCGCAGATGGCCCTCCGTGGTGCGGCCCGTGGCGCCAGTCCAGAGAAGATGCTTGAGCGAGTGGGCCAATTCGACGCGGCCGGCGTCTCGCCGTCTATGGGACAAGTCACTGGCAACCGCGGTCTGCAGGCTCTGGAAAGCACCCTCGGCAGTGTGCCCGGTGGTGCCGGTCGCATCGACAAGTTTGCCCAGCAGCAGGCCGGTCAGTTCGGCGGTCAGATCGATCAGGTTGCCCGCGATCTGTCGCCACGCGGCAGGGCGGTCACGCCCGAGCAGGCGGGCCGGGCGGTGGTGCAGGGCATTGAAGGGCCTGGCGGCTTCATTGAGCAGTTCCGCAATCGCTCCGGGCAGCTCTACAAGCGACTGGACGACTCGATCCCGGCCGAGCTGCCGGTGCCGGTCGCGAACGCCTTGGCCTATCTGGAAAAGGAGTCGACGCCCATCGCAGGCGCCACGGCAACGTCCGAGCTGCTGTCCAATCCTCGTCTCGCGAAGATCGCCGAAGCGCTTCAGGCTGACGTGCAGGCCGGCAACGGCAACATCCCTTACGAGGCTTTGGCGCGCCTGCGGTCTCAGGTGGGTGAGGCCATCTCGGATGCGGGCTTGATGAGCGACCAGCCCACCCGTCAGCTCAAGGGGCTCTACGGCACGCTGACTGACGACCTCAAGACTGCGGCCGACACGGCGGGTCCCCAGGCACGCTCAGCCTTCGACAGGGCCAATGCTTACTACGCCGCCGGCAACAAACGCCTTGACGACATCAGCCACGTGATCGAGAAGAACGGCGGGCCTGAAAAGGTCTTTGCCGCCGCGACCTCGGGCGTCAAGGACGGCGCCACCACGCTGCGCCAGGTCATGCGCAGCCTCCCCGAAGACTCGCAGCGTGAACTGTCCTCCGCCTTCCTGCGCCGTATGGGGCGCGCCACGCCTGGCCAGCAGGACGCGGAAGGCGCGGTCTTCTCGATGGATCGCTTCCTGACGAACTGGAACTCGGTGTCGCCGGAAGCCAAAAGCACCTTGTTCGGGCGCTATGGCAAAGGCTTCAGTGCCGACATGCAGAAGATCGCGGACGCTGCAGATGCGGTGAAGTCTGGATCCAAGGTCTTTGCCAACCCGTCAGGCACGGCCAGGAAGGAGTTTCTCATCGGCCAGACAGCAGGCACGGTGGCCGGTGCGGTTGGAGCAGCTGCAATGGGCAACCCCGCTCATGCTGCTGCAATCGTTCTTGGGTCGTTGGGTGGGGCCGGTAGCGCAAACCTGGCCGCGAGATTCTTGACGAATCCTCGGCTGGTGAAGTGGCTTTCCTCTACCACGACAAAGCCAGTTGGCTCAGTAATGGCTTCCTGGCAGGCACTCCGCAACATTGCGAATGACGAGGGCGACGGAGAGATCCGCGACTTCGCCGAACAGCAGATTAGCGAACAAAAAAGCCAGAGAAGCCCCAAATAAAGGCGGCGATCGCACCGCAGAAAATGAGGGCAATCAAAGCCAGCATCGGAATCGGGCTCTTGGCCCCCTTCGTCAGTCGCTCCGCCTCCATCTCCTTGAAGGACTTGGTCGGCGGGTACTCGGTTTTCTGCCAGTCGGTCATAGCCGAATCCTAGCAGCGGTTTCGCTTATATGAGTCTCACATTGACGTGAGATTTATGGTGGTGGATGATCCGCGCTCGATCGCTAGGAAGCGAGAAGGGGGAAGAATGCCAGGTTTGCCAGAGGTAGGAACGACGCTTCGCGTCGAGCACAAGATTGCCAACGATTACAGGGTGGAGTTCGTAAGCGGAGCGAGCCTTGCGGGGCCGATGCCCGACGGCACTTTCCGTTTGACTCTGCACCGTGACTTGATGTCGCCGGCTGTGGAACTCATGGAGGTCAAAGAACATAGTGCTGATGGTGAGTCGATAAGGTTTGCTATGAAGGGTGTGGAGAAGACTTCTTCTCCGATCGTCAAGGAAGATTTTGTCACCTTGGTCCTTACGCAATCGGCACTGAAGGATCTTGCCCGCCTGATCTCTCCCAAGGCCGAGGTAAAGGCTCAACCTGTCAGCCAGGAATAACCGATGGCTACTGCAGATTGGACTTCTCGGATTCGCGCGATCTCGGCGACTCCAGAGACAGAGGTGTGGATTCAAAAGATGTCTGAGCCGCCCGTCAGTTCGCTCGTTATGTCTCTGGCGTTTAGTGAAGAATTCGGCGAGGAAGTTCAGAAGCGAGTCCCCTTCGCAGTCACCCAGACTCTGGCAGAGTCAGTTGAAATGCCAGAGACAAAGCCCCAAGTTGAAGCCATGAGCGAAATGAATCGGGAAGAAGTCAAAGCGCGGCTTGAGGCTTCTGAGGCACGGGTCGCGACTGTCGTTGAGTCGATGCGTGCCGATTCAGAGGGTTTGCGTTTCGAGTTGCGTGAAGGACTTTCCCAAATCAAAGTCCTTGGTCAAATATCACAAGCGAACGCGGATAAGTTTTACGCCGACGCGCACAAGATGATGGCTGAATCACGTACGGTCCTGACAGAGATCAAGCTTGCCGGTGAGCAAAACAGAACAAATGTGATGGCAATGGGGTACAAGTTCGCGGCCTGGATCTTTGGCGCCGTTATCGCGCTCTCCGGTCTTTACTTCACCGTGCAGAAGGCAATCGCTGACCGCCCCGCGGCAGCATCAATACAAATAAGCCCAGCACCAGCGCCGAGTGCATCACAGCCACCGGCTGCTCCGGCGAAATGAACAAAGACCCCGCTTCGGCGGGGTTCTTTTTTGTCCGTTGAAACAGCGCCTTGCCCGGTCAGCATTTGGGCATGGCCAAGATCACACCGGAACAGGCAGGAGGCAGGAACGTCACGGCGTTCCTGGACATGTTGGCGGTGTCCGAGGGGACGAGCACGAGCCCGGCTACCAAGAACGACGGCTACGACGTGATCGTGACCGGCATCGACCGCAAGCCGGAGGTGTTCACCGACTATTCGGCGCACCCGTTCTCAACTGGCCGGCAGTCGAAAACGATCAACTCCAAAGGCCTGACCTCGAACGCCTCTGGGCGCTACCAGTTCATGCTCAAGGACTACGCGCACTACCGCGATCAGCTGAGGCTGCCGGACTTCGGTCCGTTGTCTCAAGACCGCTGGGCGCTGCAGCTCATCAACGAGCGCCGAGCGCTGCCCGACATCAAGGCGGGGCGCTTTGACGCCGCGGTCACCAAGGTCCGCAACCTATGGGCCAGTCTGCCAGGCGCGGGTTACGGTCAGCCTGAGCACGGCATCGACAAGCTGCGCGCCGCCTACGTAAAGGCGGGCGGGCTATTGGCAAGATCCGCTTAAGTATGGCTCGCCGACGGGAAGCAATCGCCGGTCTCGAAATGGTCATTCAAATGGCCGAGACCGCCAACGCACGGGCCACGCCCAAGCTTTTGGAGGCGATCGGTGATCGCGTCAGGAGTGCGGTCGATCTGCTGAAAGAGCCTGACAAGGACAAGCAGCGCATCGGCTTCATCCTCCTGGCAATTCAGCAGAGCACGGAAGTTCGCAAGCACATTCGGAATCGGAAGGAAGTCACTCGGGTCCATGTCATAGACCAGGACCTATATCACTGGGGCATGGGCCAGCTCCACACGCTGGCGATCACCTCGTGACTTGGGCTACCCGTAATGCGGGGTCGGCAAGAATCGGCATCGCAATCCTTGTCCTATTCCTCTACGGCATGGCGATGGCGGTTTTAGCAGCCGTAGCGATCCCTGACCAAAACCGAGATGCATTCGGGATGCTGGCGGGCGGTCTGAATACGGCAGTGGGCGGTGTCGTCGGCTACTTTTTCACGACAGCAAGAAGGGGGCCAGGCGCATGACAGGATCCGCCTTCCTGGCGCTGATTGGAGGCGTTCGCGCGGCCATCTTCGCGGGCCTGATGCTCGTATTCGCCGGCCTGTTCTTATGGAAAGGGCATGAGGCCAAGACGGTAGCGGCCGACTTCCGTGGTTACCAGGACAAGATGATCTCACTGACTGCAGCGGCCAAGAAAAAGGCGCAGCAGGCGCGAGACACTTTCATGCGCGCCTCGCTCGACAACGAACGCGCCTATCAAAAGGGGCAGCAAGATGCGCAAGACAAGCAGGATTCCGTTGTGGCTGCTGCTCGTTCTGGTGAGCTGCGGTTTCGGCAGTTGTGGCAAGGCTGTGTATCCACCTCCGCCCTCAGTGGCGAAGTTGCCCGCGCTGCCGGCGGAGAGGATGGTCAAGCCGACCTTCGGGCCGAAGCTGGAGGGCGAATTATTCGAGCCGGCTACGACGCCGACGACTGGATCATCTGGCTCCAGTCGGAATTGATTGCCACACGCAATCTTGCTGAGACTTGCGGGGCACACTGATGCAGAAGGTCAAGCTCAAAGATCAGCTTGGCAGAGTCATCCGACTTCCGACAGAAACGAAGCCGTCCACTCCGGTTGCGCCGTCGCCAGGAGCGACACCGCCTAGCAACAACGTTGTATCACCGCTGTGGCTGAAGATCCGTGAGATCCCAGGAGCAATACTGACTCTGGCAAAGACAGTGATCGATGATTTTGCTGACGGCCAGTTCCTCAGGTGGGACGCAGCGTCTGGCAGGTTTGTCGCGGGCGATGCAGACGGGCTTCCGTATCCGATCCTCACCGACCAGGTCGGCAATGTCCTCACGGATCAGGCGGGGAACACTTTGATTGGAAGCCTGCCTGCAATTCCGTTTGCTTGGCTTGTTGAACGCCCGACCACGCTCGCCGGTTACGGCATCACGGATGCCGCCAAGCAGCGCCAGGCGTACACCCTGACGACGCTACCCGTAGCGTCCTCGGGCGCACCTGACATCATGGTGACCAACCTGACCGGCGGCATGGAGCCATGCTGGTCTGACGGCACCAACTGGCGGCGCTACTCGGATCGGAGTATCGCGAACTGATGGCCCTCGATCCTTCCACTTCGTCTATCCGCGGCCTGCAGACCTCCGTTGCACTGGACGGCCTGACCGTCTCCGTGAGCCCCGGAGTCTGCTATGTGCCGGGGACCGGTCGCATCATCAGCGATGGCACGATGACGGCAACCCTGTCCAGCCCTGCTGCTAACACGTTCTACCACCTGTACGCGTACCAGGGTCCAAGCGGAACGATCGCGCTGGAAATCAGTACAACAGCGCCTGCAGCTCCTTATCTCGGCACGGCACGCTGCAAGACTGGAGACGTGTCGCGGCGATACCTTGCCTCCGGTCGCACCAACGCAAGTGCCAAATTCAGGCCGGCCAAGCACACCAGGCCGACTGACATCGGCAATAGGGTGATGCTGGATGCGGCTACGGCAAGCGGATCGCTGCCGACGACGCTGCTGTCAGCCCTGACCGCCACCACCGTGCAGACGATCGATCTGTCGAGCGTGGTCCCCGTCACGGCGACACGCGCCATCGTGCAGGTGTTGAATCCTTCCAGCCGCACGCTGTACGTCGGGCGCTCAGAAGCTGGAGTGGTCAGTACAACCAACTATCAGTACGCCGCGGTCCCTGGATCATGCCCGGTGCTAGACGTGACGCTTGATTCAACCCGGCAATTCACTTGTGTCCTCAGCTCGACGGACATCCTCGGCAACATAGTCGCCATCCTGACGGGTTCGGTCACGCTGAACCTGGTCGGCTACGAATTCGATAGGTAACCCCATGGCAGACGTCAAATTCCAGTATGCCGACCCGGCTCATTACCCTCCGGTCACGCCGGTCGGTACGGATGCGATCCTGATTCGCAGAGCCGATGGATCAACGAGCTCCGTCCTCATCTCCAGCCTATCGATCGGAGGCTCTGATCGATCCACCGTCACCGCACTGGCAATCGCCTCCGGGGTCGTCGCGATCAATGCAGCGCTGGGCGATTACTTCTCCCTGAGCCTGACGGCAAATGTCACGAGCATCACGTTCTCGGGCCTGACGGCAGGCAAGGGGTATTCCCTGATGATCGACATCAAGCAGGACGCGACAGGCGCCAGGGCCGTGACTTTGCCAGCGTCGTTCAAGGCCATTTCCGGCAGTGATACTGCAGTCCAGGCGGCTGCGAACGCCAAGACCAAACTCATCATCAGCACCACTGACGGCGGCACGACCTGGGCCTATTCGATGAAGCTGGTGGCAGCGTGAGTGTCATTGCGGCGCTGGGCGAGCTGATGTCACTCGGCGCGGCGGTAGGCGCATGGGTAACTGCCTTTTCCTTTTCCGGCTCGGGTAACGAAGCGGGTTGGGGCGGCTACACAATGCGGCAGCGTTTCGACTCATCTGTATTGGTTCCGGGCTCGAAGGTGCGCCTAACCTTTAGCGCGATCAATGCATCTGGCGTCACGGTTCAAAATGCAACCTTGGGCGTCGCGGCAACCTCTGGTGATTCATACGACTTCTCATCGCCACCTATCGCGCTTAG